GAATGCTTCAGATCCAGATGTTCTATTTGTTCCGTAACGTGAACGCATCGCAAAGATAAGTCCAGTAGGACCGTTCATTGGTTGAACGCCAGCGAGGTCATAAGCGACCAAGTTAGGCATTGAACGACGGATTAAGCTGATTAGAACTGGATCAAAACCAGCAACTGGACCAGTAGCAACTGAACCAGTTCCAGTGTTTGAGAAACCACCAGTACCAGCTGAGTTGGTAGGTCCTTCATATAGGAACTCACGCTCTTCTCTTAAAAATTTTTCTTGGTTTTCTAGCAGGACTGCAGTTACCATTCTGCGATGCGAGTCTTTGATTTTATCAAGACCCTCATAGTTTAGAAGTGGTGCCCACTTTTCCTGCAATTGTTCTGCATTGAACATTTGCATTTGTTTTGCCTCTTTTGGAAATTTGTTAGTTTGATTTATGATTTAAAAATCACTTTTTTGAAACTCTATTCAGAGTATGAAGATATGATTCCATCAAACCAGAAACTGGTTGATTGTAAGTTGAACCTTCTTCAGTTAATGTTTCTGAATGATCTCTTTGAGTACCAGCATTCTTTGGGAAATAAGCTTCCCTCAATGTTACTAGTTTCTCACGATATTCTGCTTCACTTTCAAACTCAACACTTTCTGCTAGAGAAGCAAGCTTATCTTTCTGTGAAACTGCAAGTCCCTCAGAAATATCACTGAAAATTACATCAGCAACTGATTCTGCTAGTTTTTGGTTAAGAGCAACATTCTTTGAAATTTGCTCATTGAGTTTTGTCTCCATTTCATCAAGTTTGTCTACCATACTCTCAAGTACATCATATCTATCTTCAGGGATTGTTACATAATGTTCTTCAAAAAGTCCTTTCAGACCAGAAAGGAACGATTCAGTCATTTCTGCCTGAAGTCCTCTTTCTACTGAAAGTGCATTTTCCTGCATCCATTCATCGGATACATACTCAAGATATGAATCAACTCTTTCAGCGAGTTGAATTTTCATATCTTCAACTTGCTCAATTAATTGAGCTTCATAATATTCTTCTAGTGATTCTTGAATTTCAACAATCTTTGAATTGATTGCTGACTCAAAGATAATTTTTGCTTTTTCTTTGAATTCTTCGGAAAGATCTTCTCCACCTAGAAGTGCATTGACATCTTCTTCGATGTCATATGCTTCCTTCATAGGAGCATCTTCTTCCTCATCTTCATCGTCCTCTTCGTCTTTTGACTTTTTGGACTTTTTAGATTTTTTATCTTCGGTATCGTCCTCTTCATCATCTTCCTTTTCGTCTTCTTCGGAAAGAAAATCTTCATCTTCAAGTTCTTCCTCTTCCTTCATAGACTTCATCGCTTCAGCAGGTTTTGCACCTTTGTTAATAACGTCCTTAACTTGCTTAAGCGTTGCGCCAGGAGTTTTTAATTTTGCTGAATCATCATCAGATCTATAATTTTCTGGGGTAGGACCACCAAGATCTTCCCAACTGCCAGTTTGACCAGCAACTGCTCCTGCATCTAATTTCTGCATTGGATCGCCTGCTTTTGCGTTAGCATTTACGGCAGTACGAGATTGTGAAGTGCCTGTTTCCATTTCTTGTAAATTGTTACCACGGGACATTTGAACTCTCCGATTAAACCTGTGTTAAATCTATATTTATTTATAATTTATAAATTTGATAGAAATTCATTGAACAAATTAAGTTTCTGTTCATCCAATCTCTTCTGATCAACTAATGTATTTATTCTTCTCTGAATGTTACTTGCATTCTTTTCTCTTAAAATAGTTCCTTCCCAAATCCATTCTTTTCCTTCCATAATTCCATTCACAAAAGCATCTGGTGCAGAAGGATCTGCAACAATATCGGCAGCAGTGGCAAGCATAAAATCTTCACCAACAACTTTGTGTCCTTCATTCGTTTGAATTAATGAACCAACACCACGAGAAGAAACCCCAAGCGTTACACCTTCACCAATAAGTGATTGTGCAATTTTGCCCATAGGAGTAGAAAGAAGTTGTGATCTTCCTTTAAAATTATCTCCTTCACGAACAAGTGAAGTAATTTTATGAGAAACACGATCTAAATTGATAGTTGGACCGTCTGGATGTCCAAGTTCACCAAGAGCACGACCCTTTTGAATAAAAGATTCATTATAACGATTTACTTCACGGTCAAGAATATCTACTGGATATTCTCTTCCATTACGATTTTTCATATTTCCTTGAAGATAGATACCCTCAATGAACATTTTCTTTTCAGCACCCTTTCCTTCAACAATAAATTCAACTTTTTGTACTTCTTCTGTGATGAGTTTCATTTTTATGCGTCTCCAGCAATTTGAATTTGTTGATAATATAAAGATCCTGTTCCAGCTCCATATGCCGAAATCCTTATAGACTCTCTTAAAGTACCATCAGTAGAGAATGCAGTTAAAATTCCTGAGGTATTCGTTCCAATACTAACTCTGGTAGAAAAATAACCATTATAACCAGTTGATGAATCAACTGCTGTCACAGGTTGATGTGTAAAGTTGTGGTATGGTTGACGGACAGAAGTTAACGATACAAAATCTCCAACTTCAAATGGTGATCCAGTTCCCTCTGGAAAAGTGATTGTAGTTGTAGTCCCTGTGGTGATTCCAACAACTGTTTGTGATGCTGGACTTAACGCAAGAACTGCAGTTCCTCCACTTGGCACATAATAATCTGTAATTGTTGCTGATGGGTTTGTGCCAATCGCAATAAACGCTGGAGCAGTTGCCACAACTCTCAATGCTTTTGTTTGAACCGATAATGCAGATGAAGTTGTTGCGGTTCCAGAAGTAACCGCAATAGAACTACCAAGACCAACTGGTTTGTGTACTGTCATTATTCTTCTTCCTCTGTGTAATCTTCATCATCTTCATAATCTTCATAATCTTCATCAGTTTCAGAATCATCTTCACCAAAAAGACTAGCAGAAACTTGAGGTCTTACTGCTTCAACTCTTTCTGCACTTTTGGCAAAAAGAATTTCTTTAATTTTATCTGCAATTTGTGAAGGGGATTCATCAGAAACAATCATATCTAGTAGATCATCCATACTGTTTTGGTATATAATAACTAAAAACTATTTATATCTCTCCACCTTTCGGCATTTGAACTTGCGTTGCTTTTGCTTGATTTTCAAGTCCTGGTTCCATCATTGGTTGCCCCAAATCCATAGAACCATTCATATCTTGCGTAGGCATTCCAGTTGTTGGATCTATTGGTTGATTGGGATCTGGAATAATACCGTCTTCAATCTCCTTTTTAATCTGCTTATCAATTTCTAACATTTCTGTATCAGATTGTTTTAATACTTTAGTTCTAATATATTGTGCTGAAAAATATCTTCCAAGATATGGTTCCATTGCTGCAACAACACCCAACTGATCATTTAAAAGTTCATTATCTTTAAGATTTGAAAAATGATTATCATAAACATAATCATATTGGATGTGGTCATTTAAAACTTGCCAATCTTCTGGAGTAACAATATTCTTTAAGATAAGCTGCGTTTTTAACATATCATTGAAAACTCCAGAAAATCTTTTTCTAAGTCTTCCGACAAATTTTGTAAATTTTAATTCATCTCTTAAAATTTCTGACGATCTTCCCAAATTAAATCCACCACCACCAACATCAATTCTACTTGATGGAACATTTAGTGATTTGTATAATTTCTTTTGGAAGTATTCAATGTCAGCAAGTTCTCCAAGATTCTGTCCACCAGGAAGTGTGGTAATTTCAGTTCCACGACCACCTTCTCTACGTGGTAACCAAAAATCTTCCAACATTGCCATGTGCTTACGGTCATCACGAATTTCTCCGGTATCAGCATTATAAACAAGTTTATTGCGATAACGATTCATTACATCACGCAAATATTGCTCTGCTTTGATCTTCGGGAGATTACCAACATCAATGTAGAATATACGACGTTCTGGGGCACGAGAAAGTCTGTAAATGACTAAACTATCCTCAATCATTCTCAATTGATTGAGTGCCTTAATTGCTTTGTGTAGATATGAAAGAATTGTTTGTTTGTTTCTATCTACCAATCCAGAAGTTACATATGTAATTGAATCTTTTGCAATTTTTACACTTTTTGATTCATTTCTATAAGTAGTTGTTCCGCCACTCGAAGTTGGACTATTTGGATCATACAAATAATATTCTTCAATGTTTGGTGCTTGGTATTGCTCCAAACCTTCTTTGTTTACAAACATTGAAGGTTTATTATTTGATGTTTGTTCTGCTTTACGAATAAATCTAATTTTTAATGGATCAATAAATCTTATTTCTTGAATCCCAGAACTGGGATCTTTCATATCAATTACTTTGTGGTAAAAGATTCTTCCATCTACATACCAATTTCTAAAAATTTCGTGGGACTTTTTGTCAAAGTCCATTACCTCTTTAATATATTTAAACTCGTCTCTAATAATATTTTTTAATTTATCTGACGCTGGGAGATTTGATAAATCAATTTCTACTGGTGAATCATTTAAATCCGATACGATTGCTTCATTTACTACATCTTCAATAGCACTATCACACTCTGGATGAAGAGACATCTCACGATATCTCCTAACCAAGTCTTGTTCATTTTTATATACTCCTTCAATATCTACATATTGCCCATAAAATCCGCTAGAAAGATAAAAATCTGACTTATCTTCATCATTAGGGGCAACTGGA